AACCAACCTTGGGAGAAAGAAGCGTATCGCCTTGAACGTGAACTCTTTCTTGATTGTTTCCCCTTTGATAAGATGGTATAATTATGCCCCCGAATCTTATTCGCAATGCAATTCAAACACCTGATGGCACGATCTTAGAATCGACACATCGGCACGACTATAAAACGTATAAGGATGCCAATGGGTTGACTTATATGGTTGATGGTGGATTAGATTATGGCAGACGTAATCAACACGACTCTGCTCCTTATATTGAAATGAGTCTGTATGATGATGAACCACATTCTGTACAGCGAGAAATACTGAAGTGGGGAACGTATGGTATCAATGGTGATCAACCACTTAAATTTGTAACTATTGCTGAAATGGATACTGCTCATCTTGAAGCAGTGGTAAAGATACCTGGTATTCGACCAGAATTTCGCAACTGTATGGAAGATGAAATTGGACAACGGGAGATGAATGATGGAGAAGTTTAGAAGCGAAGAGAATACCTTGCATGATCTTGAAACCTATGTTATGAAAGCGTGGCAGACTGTAGATGATATTAATGATATTTACCATGCGACCGAAACTATGTCAGAAGATGAGATACAGAATGCATTGTTAGGGTTACATCAAATATCAACTATTAGGTTTGAAAATCTATGGCGAGTATTAGAGCAGAACTTTGCTCTGAAGAGAAGGGAGTTAGGTCTTGATGAATAACTTAGAAAGAGCATTTGTACGACTACGCAGAGATGGTTGGTATTGTGCTTGGGGTTTACCTTGCTGTCAGACTTGCGCATGGGATGAAGTATCCTGCGAAGATGATATTGATCTCGAGAAGGTATTGTTCAATCATGAGCAGGACATCGAAGAAGAAGTGGATTATGATGATGATGATGATGATGAAATGGAGTGGGACCGGCACTTCCACACCACTGATTCGACCAACGAAAGTCTGTTTTGTTTCAGCGGAAGTGAAGAGGGTGTTAAAAATCTCATCGAAGTGTTGCCTATCTTCGCAGAGTGTGGTATTCAAGTGAACTGGAACGGTAAGGCAGATTCGCGTATCGAGTTGACTTGGTAATGTCTAAAAAGATTATAATAATCGACAATTTCATCGAAGAACATATCGCTGACTTGTTAATAGATTATTATAATGCAGGTGAATCTAAACCCGCATTCAAGAATTGCAAGTATAACAATCTTGACTGTGGCGAAGATTCACCCTTAAATGAGTTGATAGCACATGTTTGGGATAAGCAGAACATTGAGGCACAGCAACTAGCAGAAAGTAAGGTACACTGGGCACAAATCTATGAATGGTCGCTAGGTACTTTCATGAATCTGCACAGTGATGTAGCAAGTAAGCACACAGTTTTCACCTCGATATTGTATTTGAATGATGATTTCGAAGGTGGGTTTACTGAGTTTGCTGATGGAACAACGGTAGCACCAAAGAAGGGACGTATTGTATTCTATGATGGAATACACTATTGGCACAAAGTAACACCAATTACAGAGGGAACAAGATACACTTTTGCCTCTTGGTATAAACGTAAGTAAATTTAATTTAATAATGAGAGAATGAAAATGATTAGTAGTCCAGAAGACCGTAAGAAAGTAAAAGACGCCATCAAAGAGTTGTCCGATTCGATGCTACGTGTTGATGCAGAGAAAGATTTGCAGAAAGACATCGTTCAGGTGACGTTCGAAAATACTGGTGTCGATAAGAAGCAGATTCGTAAACTTGCGGTGATCTATCATAAGCAATCGATGAATGATGTTAAGGCAGACTACGAGGACCTCGAAGCACTGTACGACGAACTGTTTAAATAAATGGTTGCATATAACACAGGGATGTGTTATAATATCATATATTATGAGGAGTTAGTGATGGGACGTTCACAGTCAAAAAGAAGTAATCGTAAGAATACAGCGAAGGATTTCAGCAACACTAACCCTGTTGCAAAGAACATGGAGAAGTTCAACAAACCTAACACGCACGTTGACAAGAAGAAAGAATCTAAGATCAACGGTCTCGATATAACCAAGGCGTGGTTAGATGAATTACGGTAGCATGACACACGACTTTTATGGTCGTAAAATCAAAAAGAAGAAAGCGCGTGGTGTTGTGTATGACAAGTACACACCACCAGCATTCAAAGAATTAGTTGTTGCTGATGGACCCTACCAAAGAGAGACTAAGGTTTATAAATCTCTTGATGTTAGTATTGGTAATACTGAAAGAAAAGAAAGAATGAGATATACCGGCACACTTATCAAGGGTATTGCTACAATGCACAAATCAAATGCGGTGCCAATCCTCAATCAACAAGAAGCAATAGACATTGCAAACATGAGAAGATCCTGATATAATGGTAGATTATACACTGAAGACAAACTGGGATTGCCTAGCGACTCTGACGAAAAAGATTGAAGAAGATAAGAAGTCCAAAGAGACAGTGATTTCTTTTGATGGACTTACAGTGACTACCAACAAGTTCACGTACACATTATTTGCTGGTGAATTGAATAGAACAAAGAGGACTAAATGATGGCAGAACGATACCGCGAAGAGACAACCGATTGGGGCAATTACAAGATAAGCAACCACATATATATTACTATGGGTGAGCAATTGTTAGGTTATATACCCAAAGGCGGTAAAGAGATGCGATTCTCGAAACCGAAGAAGCAGTGGTCAGTATCGCGTCGAAAGTTTCGTGATCTCACCAAGAAAGAAATAGCGTGGGTAAAAGAAAATGGTAACATACCGCAAAGTTAGTATAATAGCACTAGCATTATTAATGTCTGGATGTAGTTTATTCCCAGACAACTTCGACAACCAAGAGTTTGGTTATCTCGCAGAACTTCATGTATCTGCATCAGTAACACCTAGTCCCTGCGATCAAGACGAACTAAAAGAGATACATCGTCTTGCATCCGTTCTCACTGCATACAGTGAACATACACTCAACAGCAACACCACAAAAATCTACAGTGAGATTCAAAGTCTCGCAGGTGAGTTGTTGGTCAGGGAGTCGCCCAGTATAATCTACTGTAAAATGAAACGAAAGAGTATTCGAGATGTGACTGACACAGCACTATCGGTATTCGGAACAAGGATAAAGAAATGAACTTAGTATTAGAAGTTTGGGAAAAGAAAGCAGAGATCCACATTCATGAGTTGAAGAGTTACCTGGATAATGGTGAACTTGCACAAGATGAGTATGATGAGTTGATCAAAGATGTTGTTGATACATCGACTATCATTAAACTGCTTGATACTGAAAAGGATAGAATCCTCGCGGCAACGATTGCAGAAGGTCTAATGGTTCTTGCAGGTGCGCTATGATAAGTAAAATACTGTTCGGTGTGATACTGAGTGGTTCTATAGGTTTCTATCTGTTCTATACATTTGCGCATCTGCCATTAGTCACTAAGGTGGAGCAACAGCAGTTAGTTCTACAGGCACAAGAGTTAAGACAGCAGGAACAGATTGCTACTATCGACGCCCTTCAGAACAATCTGACAAAGACTAGTGAAGCACTAAGCGCACAGTCGGCACGTAACTCGGAGATCGAAGGCGAGATGTCTCGATACATGAACATCTTCCGTAGACACAATCTAAGCAAATTAGCGGCAGCAAAACCTGGACTAATTGAACCACGTATTAACAAGGGGACCAAGAATGTATTTGACAGCATCGAAGAAGATTCTGCTTTTATCAGCAATCTTAATTAGTACAGGTTGTTCGTTACTTCCTCAAGCACCTAAAGTTATTCCAGTCGAGATTCGTACTATAGAGGTGAAGATACCCATTGTGCATCCTACTCTGCCTCGTGCAATCGATCTGAAAGAACCATACTTCTATGTTGTATCAGATAAGAATCTGGATACGTTTCTCGCAGAGATGGAGAAACTAAACGGTACAGTAGTCTTTACTGCAATGACAATTGATGACTATGAGTTGATGGCATATAACATGCAGGAAATAAAACGGTACATAGGACAGTTAAAGGAAGTTGTGGTATACTACCGAACTATTAATGACGAACCCAAAGAGGTCGTAGAGGAAAAATAATGTACGATTACAAAGTAGAGATATTAAGAGTAGTTGACGGAGACACAGTAGATGTAGACATCGATCTGGGATTCGGCGTTTGGTTGCGCAAAGAACGTGTTCGCATGATGGGCATCGATACGCCAGAATCACGTACTCGCGATAAGGTAGAGAAGAAGTTTGGTAAAGCGGCATCTAAGAGACTCAAAGAATTGTTAGGTAAGACAGCAATTCTAAGGACTGAAGTAATCAAAGGCGAAGATGCAAAGGGTAAGTTCGGTCGTATTCTTGGTGACTTCGATGTGTATGATGTGACTAGTGACTCTTGGCGAGGTGCTACAAAGATTCTGGTTGAGGAAGGTCATGCTGTACCTTACTTCGGCGGCAGTAAAGATGATGTTGATGCCCAGCATTTGGCAAATCGAGAGCGATTAATTGCTGAAGGTGTTGTCGTTCTATAGATCGAAAGGTTATAAACATATAACAAAATACTCTAAAAATAGTGTTATTAAATCATAATAATGCTTGTGGATGTTACTCTCTCGTGATATAATGGTACCTCATTAGACAGAGAGAGTAACTACCATGTTCTTCAAAATCGCAGATTCAAGTCTTTACGAGATGTACGTAACTAAACATCAAATCAAGCAGAACAAGGGCGAGATGCGCGGTTCTAAGGACATGGAGCGCACCAAGTGCTACGATGCAGAGTGGAGATTCCAACGCTCTGTTCAGATCCCTATATTCAAGTCTATCGCAGAAGCAGAAAAATTCACTAAGAAAATCTACAAGTCTAAGTTGTGGGAGAAGATGTGGAAAGAATCTGTCGAGAACAATGTCGGTAGAATCTTCAACAACTATCCTGACGTAGTACAGATGAAGCGCGCCTCAGGAAGAACTGCTGGTTCTACTAACGGCAAGACTGTATACTTAAATGTCAATTCTGGTTTAGATATGTACACTTTGTTGCACGAACTTGCTCACACTCTTGGTCACATGCACCACGGACGTTCGTTTCGTCAAGCATTACTGAAACTTGTGGGACAGTTCATGGGTAGTCAATTCAAGAAAGTTCTAGCAGATTCATTCAAGCAAAACAAACTCAAGTTTGGCGATGCTCGTAAACCAATGTCATTTGAGAACTGGGTTGCTGCCCGTGATCGAATGGAGAAAATTCGTGAAGAGAAAAAAATAGGGGAGTTCTCACTATGAGACCAATATGCTTAAATTAC